GAATATATACGCTAGGCTTACGCTGATAGGGAATCTTATCAGGTTCAAATTTATAGGTAATACCCCGTCTAGATAAAGACAGGGCAACTTGCGCTTCAAACTGTGATCTAAATCTCATGATGTAGTATTTACCATCTGTATATACTGTTTATCTAGATAATCAGACACAAGATCAATGGACACGCTCTTTGCTAATGAGAAAGGTATAATTGGAAACACAACAAGACTTCTATTTTTTATTAAATAACGGATAAGATCAAAGTTTCTGGCTATAGTAGCCTTACCTTCGATATTAAAATCATCCGCTGACCATGCACCCTCAGAAGACATGTTTTTTCTGTAGATTACAGCTTGTCTTTTATCCTCATTAAGAGACTTTATAATAGCGTTATCCTCACCAAAGGAATCTCCCTTATATGTGTCAAAGTGTACAAAGATAGCGTCAGGGTTATGGCTAGTTTCAAAGTCTGTTATCCTGTTTGTTATAAATAAAGCCACTACACTTCATCCTTTACATGTTTGCTGTACCAAACTCTAGGCTTTGTCTTAGCGCTTGACTTTGCTGACATCTTATACACGGCATCAGGCCAGCAGTACTTCTTATAACCACAGTAACCACAGGTTCTATCCAGAGTTCGGTTTCCTGTCTTCTTAACAGTACCCGTCTCTTTATCCTTGTAGGTTTCAGCAGTGTCAGTAAAACACTTATCAATGGTTGGGTTGGTGAGTACCTCTCTAATATTCCTGTCTGCTAGCTCTAAAGCCTCTTCTCTATCCTCGTCCTGCACAAGGGGAGCTTCACATACAGCCCACTCACCTGTAGACTTGTTAATGGCTATCCACCCGCCAAAGGTTGTTCCAGCAGCCTCTGAGTAGAGGTAGCCCTGTGGTACGTAGCCAAAGGGATCATCCTGCTTAATGTTGTTATAACCGCGATTAGCCGCAAACTTCATAGAGAAGGAACCGGGTGCTGCACTTTTAATGTCATAAATCTTATTGTCTATCTTGACATCATAAGTACCTTTTAGTGTTGTGCCGCCAATATCAAGACTAACGGCCTCTTGTTCCCCCTGTATCTCAACTCCAGAAGCTTTGAGTACTGTTACAGCAACAGCTTCTATTAAGTCTCCAAACAGGAATTTCATTACAAGGGTGTAATCTACTTCTTCCTCTCTGTCCTCACGGATTGACATCTTTTGCTGGCATAAGGGCTTACCTACGCCAGACATACGTACACGGTATTCAGACTTCCTATCAAACTGTCTCTGAATAGCGGAGCCGCACATTTCCTTAAACTCTTCGATAAGGTGAGGGGGAAGACCTTCGCCTTCGCCCCTCGATGCCTTTTCAAGAAAATGCTGTACTTTATGTAGCAGCATGGATGACATCAGATGCTATCCGCTGCCTCTAGAGAGTTGGCTACATCCAAGTCATCTCGCGAGAGTACTGCATCCTTACGGTCCCTATACTCCTTAATAACCCTAACATTCCACTTATCAATGTCTTCCATAAAGGTGTTTAGAAGGTCAATGTCTCCGCTTTCTACTTTAACCGGCTTAGGCTTATCAAAAATAGGAGTGTAGTAGATGACGCTACCATTTACGTTACGCTTCGTTGCAAGCTTGGCCTTCTGACCAAACATGAGTTTAGTAGAAGGAACTTCACGGATATAGTTAGCAACGGGCATGAAAGCAGAGCCTCGCGCAGCCCAGATGAATGGCGTACCCTTAAGGTCTACCTCTTCGCCTTCCACAGTTTTAGCATCAGGTGCGGATGTAACCACACCATACACAACCTGTGTGCATTTAATGCTCTTCTGCTTTGCGTGTTCAATAGAGTTAACAGATAGTCCAGAAACTTCATCCTTAGACAGCTTACCACATTTGTTACCGCCGCTGGTATCTGGAAAATCATCGCTAAGCGAGGGGGCTAGCACAGTACGAACTGACAGTTCAGGCTGTTCATTGTTCCAAAGGTCATAGGAGTAGTATCTCACAAACAGACGCAACTCCATCTCTTTAGAGTAAATAGACTTATCACCCATACGCAAGCGGAAGGCACCCTTCGGTAGCGTTTCCCCTTCTTTGGTTTCGTTCTGCTGCTCAATAGCTAGCCGGGGAAGCCCAACAGTAGCGTTTGCATTTACATCTACCTGTCCAATCATAGCCGCAATCTTGGCTACATTTTCATCGTTAAAATCTTCAATCTTCATTACTGCACTCATGCTAATTCAATCTCCTGTGAGGTTAGCCAATTATGGCCTATCTTTAATTCTATATCAATAGGCATGTCAAAGTCAACACCAAAATTTCGTTTGCACTCTTCAGGTATACATAACATACTCCTTTTTAATAATTCAATCATCGTATTCTTTTCGTCTGGGTGTACATCCATTACGATAGAGTCGTGTACCGTATTTATAATCTTACTCATTGGCTTAGGATCAACCATCTCCTTCAGGCTTTTATGAAGGTCTGCAGTAGCAAAACCCTGAACAGGGTAGTTCTTAATGGATGTAGCCCCCACTGCAGTGCCTCTTCGGGTATATTTAGCATAGGGGAAAGAATACTCCCGGCCAGAGGGTAATACAACCTTCTTTGTAGTTACAGCCTCTTCCTGAAGTCTGTCATGCCATTCAGATACAGCTTGATACTTATTCCTAAAAGCTGCGTAATAAGCCATTTCTCGGTTGTTGCCTAGCATGCCACCATACAAGGGTTTGAAGGTATGTGCCTTTGCGTCCTGTCTCGATACCCCCATGATGCTAGCCGTGTATGAGTGTACATCATACCCGGCAGTAACCTCTTCATAGATCACGGGGTCTTTTGACAGGAAACCGGC